TCGACTCTTTCGGCGAAAGCCGTTGGGACGATCGTGGGCTTGATCAATGTGTCGATCCTCGTCGTTCAAGAGCTAGTTGGCCGATGTAATGGGCTAATCTAGCTCTCGAGTAGGCGTCATAGGCTATGGATGATCCACCTCTATTTATATAAGGGGGAATCATGAAAAGCCTGATGTCACTCTGGTCCTGTACGGCCGAGGAATTGGCCGTACGATGCTGCACTAGCGCCACGCAAGACATAAAATATGTCGAGCGTCGAGTCGAACACGAGGGGTTATGGTTTTTGGCCGTGACCCTGGCGGACTTTGGAAAAGCCTTTCAACATTGGCTTGACCAAGGTTTCGTCGTCCCTTCGGACGTTCCCGGTTACCGTAAGGTTCCGGGACGTCGTACTGGTTTCCCTGCATTTCTGCAAGGTTTCCTTGGACGTGTGTTCGATTCTAGTAGTGGCGTACTTCTGGACAATCCCGACATCGAAGCAATCTATGCTGTTCGCCAGCTAACGCTGATGTTCAGTAAGATAGCCTTCCCGGGTCTCACCAGTAATGGTAAGACGCCTCGTGGCAGTCGCCTTCCGGCGGCTGACCCTGAGCGCGAGAAGCTAGCGATTAGGGAGTACATCCAGTGTGAGCAGGATGTTCTACGATCCGACTCCTATCTTGATCAGGCCTACTTGGCTGATTTTGAGAGAATGTCGAATATGCTGTTTGGAGAATTATTTTCCAAAGTTGACATGGATGTCAACTGGTATCGTTTGATACCAAAGCATGGGCCAGGCGCGACCGCTGATCGGCTTAGCAATAATGCTAAGTGGAACCAGCGGACCTGGACCCGTCGACTTGAGCAGGTATTTCCTGCTTGGGTCTATTCGGCCTCTAACCTCGAGAATTATTCTCGAGAAGTTATGCCGGATATGAACATCCTTGAACCCGATGCCGAGATTCCCGTAAGGGTGATCACGGTACCTAAGACGCTCAAAACACCCCGGATCATCGCAATAGAACCAACTGTTATGCAGTATGCACAGCAGGCGGTGTTGCGGTCGATCCTTGACGCGTTTAGTGAGGATAGTTTCCTCTCGCGCGTTATCGGTTTTGACGATCAGGATCCCAATAGGGACCTTGCTCGTCAAGGGTCACTTCGCGGTGACCTCGCT